AAGCTGCATCCTGTTTTTCTTTTTCATATTGCCAGTGATGAACTGGCCGTCTTCCGTGTTGAGATACTGCTGACCCCACTCCTTCTGACCAAACATAGCGGCAGCACCCTTCGCCGCGTCCTTAGCCAAATTCCACAAACGGTGCCTGCGATCATCCATAGAGGTGGTCATCGGGAATGAACGGTTGCCACCTATGAAGTTCATCACGGCTTCGGCGCTGTTCTTAAGAGAGCCGTTCTTCCCCTTGTCTGCATCGGCTATGACTGACGTGAAGCCATAATTCTGCGGTGATTCAATGTTCTCTCTAGTCTCGTTCTTCATCCCATTCGATTTGCTTAGTTGCATCTTGTTGTCGTCGTCAACTTCATGGACGGCAGAGCGCGCACCGCCAGAAGTATAGGCACGGAAAGACGTGTTAAGTGGAGTTGCTCTGTGCATTAGTCATTTCTCCTCAATGCCATTGTCTCCCATCCATGTTCCAGGTGGAAGATTGTATGTCTTCACACCAGGAGTTGACGGCATGTCCGTCGCACCTGGACCAGGGACTGTGTTCTCCCCAGTGAGAGGCATGTCCGTATTTGCATACTTCGTCATCTTCTTCAGCAACCGAGGCTGGACCAATTTGAGCGTCGTAAGCGTACCTGACGCACGATCTTGAGTGAACGTGACCGTCTGTGCTGCGAGCGGTTCATTGAGAGAGATCATTGCTGACGTAACTTGGTAAACTTCTTCAATGCGCCACAAATCTCCATTCGGCTTCTTCCAACCCTGAACAGTGATGTTCACTTCTATGATGGCACCCTCGTGCCATAATGCTTCAGCCTCCGCCCGCGACTGCAACTCCGGCGTACCCCACACCGGCTGCTCCGCTGGCGTAATCTTGTGAGAATAAACTGGAGCCGACCCTCCCGTTGACGCCATCATCTCTCCCGCCTGCGATGGCGTCTTCTCATCCCCCTTGTCATTTCCAGTTGAACCAATAGCTGAATACTTCTTGTGGAATGGATCCTTGTCGATGATCGCTTGGCACTTGAGGATGTTGTACCCCTCCATAAGCACAGCTTCTACGTCTGCCTCAGCGTCGCCCAATAGTTTGAAATTCCCGAGATGGTCAGAACTCAGCACCGCCCCACGCGGTCGCGCGAGCCGTTCAAGAAAGTCCCACACCGTTTCACCAGGCTGATTTGATACGCGCTTGAACGGTGTCGGATCCACAGCTCCAACAACTTTTAACGGTGAAGGATAAGGTGCAAGCACTTCCTTTGCAATTTGCACCAAGTTCTTCATATCGAAGCTACCCGTCTTGCTCTCGACCGAAGACTTCGCTGCCCAATGCGTAATCCCCTTCCCTTGCAGTTGCACCCCATGAGTCTTCTTGTCATACGCAACTTGGCGAATCGTGATGATGCCATTCATAGCGAGCTTACCGCCAAGCGTAATGATCACGTGATCATCTGGGTAAAACCGCACTGCCTGCCATCTATTAGCAAACGGCTCCCGTTCAGCGGCAGTGAACTGAAAGAACGCAAATGGCTCACCAGCCCGATGCTGCACCCAGACGCTTTCCCAATCTCGAAAGCGACCGCCCGCGACAACAAGCTCAGCGATCTCATCCGGGTTCGGTACCGGCGGTATAGAGGTCCCTCTCAGTTGAGGCGATGGCGGCGAAGGAAAATCACGCGCACTACTACCATCACCATTCGCTTTCGTCCCTACGAGAGGAATATCAGCCACGTCAGTTGCCCAGTGCCTTACCCGTCATCAACATAAAAGCTGGGTGGACGTTCTTGTTCTCCATCCTTAGCTCGTCCGCCCTAGACGCATCAGAGTAGAGCTTGTAAGCCATTACTAGAGTAGGCAGCGACTCGAAGAAGCGATAGCGAAGCATACGCGGCAGCGGTCGCGTTGTCTCAGCCAAGAAGAACGCAAAAGCTGCTTGCAACTGAACAAGTGCCTGATAAGTCATTTGCGCCATGTCATCCGCAGCAATTTCCTGCATCGGCGCAAACTCAGCATTCATATTCTTCCTGACGAAGTCTACGTCATCACGAGAGACAAAATTCATATCAGCAATAATCCGACATTCAGCAGCTAGAGAGAATTGGATCATCGCATTTTTCACGATCACTGCACCCACAGTCTTAGGGCTCTCAGATGCTGCAGCGTCGTGTATTCCCTGAAACTGAGCTAGATTAATCCCGGTGTCTCTAGCCAAATCGAAAATCTCATCCAGCGGCAAACCATAATCATCATTCTGTAGAATCTTCAAAGAGTGAGCTAAGAAATCCCCAATGGCGTTCCGCAGTTTGAATCCAGGACGACCGCGCGTCGGTGCCTGCGTCAACATAACACGAAGCACACGCTTACACATCAGAGCAGCTTCTATAGCTTCATCTTTGAACACGTTATTTACCCAATGATAGTGGTCGCAACCGTGTTACCGATGAAACTCGCGAACGCTCTATTGCCTGAAGAACAGTATCGCGTAGGTTTTTCGATGTTTGAATAAGCTGCTCAGTAGGATCAATCACAGGCGTGAACGGATGAGCTCCTTGTTCTACAAAGCTCATATCAAAGACGCAGTAGCCTCCAGCCCTCTCTTCTTCCGTAAGGCGGTAGCGCGAGCACGTAACAATCATTGGTGACATCATCGGCAATTGAAGTTGTCCTGCTCCACCCTCTAGCAAGCGGGCCTCTAGCAAATCTCGCGCAACAGTATAGTCTCTCATGTAAAGAGGAGCGGCTGTGTCAGACGGATATTGGATGCAATATCCACGCACACTAATCTCAACTGCCTTGCGTCCCATATCTTCCGCGTATGGGAGATCCTTCTTCGGGAACTCATGCATCACAATCGAGCGACCACTTTCGCGCCCGCCAGACTCAACATGAAATAACCTCCCGCTGAAATGCGCTGGCAAGAGCTTGCTCCTCCAACCGGAGAACCTTGAGAGGTCACGAATCGTCGCTATGCCTGCAACCATGTTTAGCTATCCAACCCTGGATCGTGATTTGCTGCCGTCGCCTCTGGTGGCCCAGAAGCGGCTGGCTCGTGTTGCCGCTGACCGTGCATCCTAATCTTCTTGAATGGCCCAGCAATCGGCGTGCTGCGACTGTCCTCAGACTTGTTGATCGTAACGTCAACAGTCCCCTTACCACGAATGCGGTGGAAGACGCTGCGACCTTGAACACCATCCATCACAGAACGATCTATAAAGCCCGTGCCGCCCGCGCCTCTCCCCTTCCCAGCAGCGACGCCACCAAACCATGGTGCACCCCTTTTACCAGAAGCGACTTCACCACCTTCGTCGGCCGAACCAGCACCGGATATGTCAATTTGAGGCTCAACCGGGCGCGTCCTTAGTGTCTCTATTTTCGGACCCGTGTCGCCCGTTGGTGACGGTCCGGCGAGTTTCGTCTGTTGCTCTTTAATAGCTGCGGCAACTTGTTCTTTTGATAGACGTTCACGCTCACCCCGCGCGAATGATTCCTTCAGTTGGCGCGACCCGGTGTAAATTCCTGGGCCGCCCCCACGTGCCGCTCCAACAACGTCGAGATGTATTTTGTACTGACCCATATAACTGTCCGCTGCGCCACCGCCTTTCACGCCAGCGCGCGTAGCGTGATAAACGAATTCAAGCGCACGTGGATCAGCGTGCGGAACCTTGTTGCCATCCTTGTCAATGAGATCGAAGTCAGCGGCATCACCAGAATCATGACGATGCGATCCCGTCGCCCCCGTAGCACCCGCCATGCGTTGACCACCAGAGGTGACGCGAACGGTGAGCCCGGTTTGGGCAGAAGCGTATTGGAACGCTTGTTTCAAGTCGGCACTGATTGCACCTTTACGAACCCCTGCCTCCTTGTTTTGTGCTTCAATGATATTTCCAGCACCGCGACCACCAGCCGCCGTCTGTGCTGATGGTGGAGCCATCCGCGTCGGAGAAGTGAGCTCCGGCGGAAGCGTCGGAGCTTGACCCGGCTCCGTCGCTCGCGTCTTTAGTATCGAAACTTTCGACGCCTGCGATGGATCTGGTGGTGCCGTCGTAGGAGCACCCGCAACGCTGCGTCTCATCTTTTCGGCCCACTGCCGGTTCGCCTCACCGGAGTAGTAAAACAACTCGTTGCCTATCTTGACAACACCTGATCCACCCTTCGGCATCTCAGGCTGGCCGAATCTATTAGTCCCTTGATCATCACGAAAATCAGTAATGTTACTTCCACCAGCAACTCGACTTATGGCTTCGTTGCCAATCTTGGCCATAGAATCGCTGACTTTGCGAAGCTCGCCGCGATTTTGTGGGCCATAAAAATTGGTGTTGATCACCTCCCATAATGATTTCTTACCCAACCGCATCGCACGGTTGACCATCGTCTCCATGACGCCTTGAGCGCCAGTCTGATCGCCATGAGATTCGCCATCGAGAATTTGATGGATGCGATTACGAAGCGCCGGATCACGTTCGATTTCGCTCATAAGAGCGGCGCGTTGTTGCGCAAGCGATTGGTTACCATCACCACCAGCACCGGCCGCAGATTGACCGGAGGCCGTGGTCAAATCTTGAACCGGCGTAAAACCTCCCGTTGGATA